CTTTAGTTTGGGTTCATTGTACTGAACACCTTCACTATTCCATACATTGAGAATATAACGTTTCTTTGCAGTCCAAATACCACGTTCAGCAATGTTCTCACGTTTCATAATCATCTTCTGTTCATATGCCTGAACGTAATCCGCAAGTTCCGTATAAGATTGTTCGATGAATGGTTCCAACTTGTCTTGGCAGATCTTATCAAGTAACTGAACAATCTTTGTTTTATCGTCAGACTTATTACTAAGAAATTTATCAACAAGAGGTCCCATATTAAGATAGATTGAGTCAGTGTCAGATGCGATGACATAATCGACTTCCTCAGTTTGTAAAATCTTATTTAGAAATCCATTCATCTTGTTCTCAATCCAACGAATGGAAACCTGACCTGAGAGAGTAATTGCTTCAGCATTTGCAAGTTTATAATACCTAAAATACTGATTACCAATGGCACCATAAGCAGAGTTGAGTTGAATCTTTCGTGCCATCTGGATGTTGTTGCACCGTGCAATTTCTTTCTCCAGTGACTTCGTTGGAGTTTTTTCATAATCTTGTTTTGCTGCAAGCATCTTCTTTTTATAGATGGTTCGATCTTTATAGATCTTTTCCATCAACTCAGGCAAAAATCCACGAACATCCTTGCGGTACATTGCACCATTGGCACACACCGCATTGTCCTTATACATTTCAAACGTCAGTTCTTCGTTTAAAATCTTATCTACCGTAGCCGAAGGATGTCGAGTATCTTGTAATGTCTCCGGGGATATGTTGTACTGCATGATAAGGTGAGGGTAAAGAGAATTGAGGTCAAAAGACACAACCCAATCATACTTTCCCGGAATCGGTTCCTTGACATAGGCACCTGCGTACTTGGAATCTTTGTCTGAACGTTCTTTAGGTGGGATCACAATATCTCTTTTTTTGAGATAGTTGTAAATAATCGCATCCCACATACGGACCTGAAAGAACACATCATTATAGTTTACCTTGGCATCATATGCCATAGTAATTGCAAGTTCAATCAGTTTCATCTTGTCTTCCATTCGGTCAACAAGTTCCACGTCAATGATGTTATATTCTACAAACTTTTGCCACCCGTTTGTATAAAAATCCTTAAAAGTATCAAACTCGGAGTGATCAAGTTTTTTCTGTCCAAGTTCTACACTAGCTATGTAGTCTAGACGATACGATTCTTGTGCTTTATATGTAAACTTCTTATACAATGTTAGATAATCAAGTTGAGTAATGCCACCAACATCATATGAAATCTGTTTACGACCCATCACAACAGTCTCACGTTCAGTCACCAATCCCCAAGGTGACATACGTTTCATCAACTTCTCCCCAAGAATACGATCAATACGACGAACAAGATATGGAATATCATACAACTCACTATTCCATCCAGTGACAACCTCGGGAGTGTTTTCTTCAATCATCCACCAGTTAATGAAATCTGTCAGAAGTTCATACTCAGTACGAAAACCTTTATAAAGAACATTTGCTTGTTTATTATCAAATGGACCACGACCCCAGGTGCGAATCTGCTTTGTCGCATAATCCTGAATTGTAATCAACAAAACTTCTTCGGCAGCAGATTCTACATCAGGGAAACCATTCTCCGATGCAACCTCAATATCGAGAGTAGAAATCTTAATCTTATTAGTATCAAACTTAATCTCTTCCTCAGGATACATCTCAGAAATATACTGACAGATGTATCGATCATTCCCATAGATTTTAAAGTTTTCTACACCCTCATACTTTTTAATAAAGTCTCTACACTCACGAACAGATCCAGGTTGAACAGATTCAACGTTTTCACCCTCAAGAGTTTTGTACTTTGTTTTCTTATTTGAAGGAACAAAAAGAGTCGGATAAAACTTCTCACGGGTTGCAAAATGTTTTCCATTTTCATAACCACGTACCAAGAAGTGATCTCCGACCATTTGTACGTTTGTATAAAACCGCATCAGTTAATTTTTTCCAAGTATTTTTCAAGTAGTTCCGAATTAGGATCGGCAATAGTAATAATTTTATCAGAACTGATCATAAATTCAACTTGATCAGTATTATCCATCATCCAAGGACAAAGATTGTGCCCTTCCCAGATTTCATGCGGTTTAATGAGTTTGCAATCTGGTTGACCAATATCGGCACCAACCTCAACAATTTCACTAATCAGTCTTTCACTGTTCGTCAGTAGAATCAGTTTGATCGTCTTGTCCATTAATCATCTCCTCATAAAGTTTTTCAATTTCTTTGGCAGGACTTACAACAGTCACAAGCCAATCATATCTCACAGGAATTTCCTTATCCATAGTAAGTGGAATCCAAGGAGAAAATGACACATTCATTTGACCCTCATCTTCATCTGTTGTGGGTTCTTCCGTCAAAAATCCATATCTGGGAGCAAGATTTACTGCGTAAGGATTTTTAAATAGATATCCACAAATCTTTTCTTCCTGAACCAATTCTTTAATATCAGCAATAACTGATTCTCCAGACTTTAATAATGCAATCTTAATCGACATTTTTAATTTACCTCTCAAGTCATTATAACACAAAAAAATCGGGGTGTCTATGGATTTTGCCATAGAACCCCGTGCGGCGACGATACCTAATATTTAGTTTTCAGGAAGTGTTATGATAGTGTTGGTGCGAGAACTGCCCAACTAAAAAGAGATGATACGGTTCCTAACAGAAGAGTGGCGGCTGTGAAGTTCATAAGTCGTCCTCCAAGTTACATAATTATATAGAAAACTGTATCACTATGATACAAAACTCTGTATCAACCACAACAAAAATATAAAGAAAATGTTAGGATTTACAAATAATCTTTTCTTTGGTGGTGCTCTGGGACGATTTTTCCCAAAACAATACTCAGTAACCCATCCTCAAATACAACTGATCTAACTTCCGTTTCATCTGAGAGTGTCCAAGATCTGGTGAAAGATCTCTGAGCCACTCCTCTGTGGATATAATCGGTTCCAGTTTCTTTGTCCTCTTTTTGTCCTTCGACAAAGAGTTTACCGTCTTGAGTGTAGACATTGACTTCTGCTTTTTTAAATCCTGCTAGTGCAAGTTCTAGTCTCGATTCTACGTTGCTTACCGTGACTAGATTGTATGGGGGATAGTTTGTCGTTGTTTCGTGGAGTCTAAACAGACGATCAAAGTATTCATCCATACCGATGCTATTTCTATTTATACGGTCTAGCAGCTGATCCATATTGGCAGCATTGTACCTTGTAAGATTGTTCATCTTTACTTCTCCTTTTAAAGCGAGATTTGATTGTGTGGACCCTAAAGGCATCCATAAGTATATATTAGCATAAGACATAAAAAACGGGGTGTGGAACCCCGTATCTTTTTATTCGGTTTTACTCAAACCTTAAAATCCATTGACCTAAGAACATTTCGGATTTGAATTGCCGTTTTTGTTACATCTTCCTTAGACTGATGATTGAACGCTACTTTACGTTTTGCTTCTGGATCATTAGCCTGCATTTGAGCAAATCTCACATATCCAGTACCTTTCCCCCTTTGTGGATCTTGTTCTCCAAGGATTTTTCGAAACATCTTTTCTTTTTCTCCTTGAGAGAGATTCTCATTGAGAGTTGATATTGCGTATGCAATTGGTACAATACTTCTTTTGTTCATAATTTTATTCCAATGGTAAGGTTTTTTAATCTCCAATTAGAGAGACGAGTTTCAGTGAAACTCGCGTTCCACTGAAGCAACAATATTATAACCAAAAAGAAAGGAGGTGTCAAGCACCTCCTGAGACTTATTCGGTTTCCTCTGTCCTTTTCTTCTTAGATCCAATATTATACTTGGTCTCAAGAATCCAATCTTGCTTGTCCTTATATGCAAGAACTTTGATTTGATTAAGTGGTGCAATATCAGTAATCTTTTCAACATTCACAATACTAATCAGACCCCAATCAGCAAGCAGTTGTGCAATACGATTACGTCTCTGAACATCGTTTACTGTCAGATTTGCGTGCTTTCCATCCAAAGCAAACAATTCCTTAAAATGCACAAGGAAATATCTACCTTGTTTATGCAGAATATGACAGGACTGATAAATCTTTTTCTCTTTCCTAGATGCAACACCGATGCGTGTCAAAGTTTCACGCACTTTCAGAAAATCATCAGGTTCACCCAGAACAACCTCAACCATTTGTTCGGGTGTCCACGTCACTTCAGCTTCTCTAACAACACTCATTTTTTTCCTCCAGTATCAAATTTTGATTTAATAAAATTAAGTTGTTCTTTTGTGAGTATTTTCAAAGCTTGTTTTGCCTTCTCATTACTATAACCATAATATTGTTTGACATAATCAAGATCTTTGATTTTATCTTGTCGGATCCAGGGAGAAAACCTCTTCTTTTTCCTCACAATATTTATAAGAAAGTCATATTGCAACTTTTTTGGAAGAAAATGATACTGATTGAGTTCATTAACAAACATCAATGTATCAATGTGTCCAGAAAGACAACGATTAATAATATATGGAGGATACTCCTTCTCAAGTGAAGGATCTTCATCAATCAAATGTTTCTTCGTTTGATTGATGGAGTTGAGCCAGTCTTTCAGTTCAGTCATAAGTCAAACAGAATTTGAGTCAGGATATTATTTTCTACTTTCTCGGTAGGATAGTTAGTTACAAGAAGTTCTGTCTTTACATTCTCATCTGTTCCCTTCTCTCCACGATGTGCCATAGAATAACGAAGTTTCCATTCACGGAGATAGTAATCTTTATAAAGTTCTAGCAACCTATCATTCACATTGTAGGTAATCATAAACTTGTGAGGACATTTATAAACATCTTCGGCAAATTTATCATGATCAAAGAACTTGTGCATCTCACGGTCCTTACCATAAAGAAAGTCTTTGATATCATAAGGAGGATCAAGAAATACAAATACATCCTCACCAGGAGCATTCATAACTTCCGAATAATCAATATTTGTAATCTTCCACTTTTGAATGAGTTGAGAATATTGCTTGAGTTTCTGAATACCAACGAAAGAAAAATTAGAACGAGAAGCAGTCTTGGAAAAAGTACTATTTTCAGTCAATCCAGAAAAACTACATTTATTAAGAATAAAAAAACTTACGGCACGATCAAGTCCATCTTGACTATTAATATCATCCCGTGTCCGATCAAATAGTTCTTTATGTGCGGCATCCTTACCGTCCTGAGTCTTATAATTGGATGCCTTAGATTTAATATCATTTAGACGATCAGAAAGTTCATCACCACAATCTCTGAGTTGTACCCAAAAATTGTAGAGAGTAACATACTTATCATTAATCCAAACAGGAACATCAGGATATGCTTGCGTGGCATAGAATGCTACGGAACCACCACCAATGAATGGCTCACGATATTCTTTAAAGTCTTCAGGAAACCATGGAGATAA